GCCAATAGACACGTCAAGTTGGGCACCTGGGACGATACTATATTTGTCAGCGGCTACCGCCGGAGGGTTCACCGATACGCGGCCAGAGCACCCAAACTATGTGGTCAGGATCGGCCAGGTATTCCGCCAGCACGCTACCGACGGTGCTATACTGGTGAACATCGAAGAGCCAGTTTGCCCGTGCAAAATAGCCGGTGGCGATGATGCAGTATGGGACGACCTGCAAGTCGGCATCTCAAACATACGGATACCAGTATCAAATGCACCGACAGAGAGGCTGTACAACGGCGGCATTGCAGGCGGAGTGACATTTCCGTTCTTAGGGTTCGCTGTAGGCGAGTATTTGTATTTCGATATGCAGTCACCGCACAGCATGCTCATACAGTCCATTCTCGACAGTCACATTCACTACACGACGCCGACAGACGGCACGGGAAACAGATTTCAGTTTCAGCTAGACGTGATCGCTTGCCCAGTATCAGGAACATGGGCGGCCCCTACCGGATCTCCGTTTACGAGCGAGCGGTTAATGGATAGTGATGACAGTACTAGCCAGATGTATTTCGACATAGCAACGATCCCGGCAGTAAATACAAGCGTCAGTACGCTATACAAATGCAAGTTGACACGCATTGCGGCGACTCAGGACGAGTACGCCGGGGAGGTTTATGTGTCGTTTCTCGATAGTCATTACAAGGTAGACTCGCTCGGCAGCAGACAAGAATTAACAAAAGGATAGAAACAATGGCAGAACGGTATATGACATCATGGACGTTTGACGTCCAGAACAACACGCGCGTCGACAAAGATAATGGCGTCATCTACAACGCCGCAATCGTAACCGTAGGCCCGGCAAAGGGTCACGGTGTAGAACTTGAACGCGAGTTTATCGACGAGACAGTGAGGCAAGGCAATGCACTTAGAAACGGACTCAAAATGCGCTACGGACATCCAACGATGTCCTCGACTGCTCTTGGAACGTTCATTGGACGCGCGAAGAACTTCAGAGTTGATGACAGCGGCGAAACTCCTGTCGCTCGTGCTGACCTCTTCCTATCCACCGAAGCAAAAGAATCCCCGCAAGGCGACCTCTACAGTTATGTTCTAGGTATGGCAGAGAACGAGCCTGACATGTTTGGTCTTTCCATCGTGTTCAAGCCTGGAGACAAGTACCAGCGCAACGAAGACGGCGAGAAGATCACTACAGGATTCAGCGAGGACTCTACGACGTTTGTAGAGATGAAGCAGTTGACGCACGTTGACTTCGTGGACGACCCAGCCGCGAACGATTCCGGCCTGTTCTCTGCGTTCGACTCCGCCACTATCGCCGGGCAAGTTTCTCAATTCCTGGACACTCACCCGCAGGTATGGGAACTGCTGGAAGAGCGCCCCGACATCTTCGAGATCTTCTCAGCTAGATACCGTGAGTACCTAGAGCGCAAAGGCACAACCAACACGGTATTTGACGCTGAAACAATTACAGAGGAACTAACGGCGGTTGCCGATAGTAATAAAGGCTCGGTTGAGCCGCAAACGAAAAACGAGGATAACACAATGAGTGACGAACGCAAGATCTTTTCCGAGATGAAGGAAAAGTTTGGCGCTGAGATCGCTGCAACAGTGTTTGAAGACGGCGGCTCGATGGAAGACGCACAGGCTATGTTTGACGCGCAGAAGTTTGACGCGCTGAAGGCAGAACGTGACGCCCTCCAGACCGAGAAGGCCGAGCTTGAAGCACAGGTTGAAGAGCTCAACGCAAAGTTGTCGGCAATCGTAGACGGTGGCGACCCTATCGACTTCAACGATGCAGGCGAAGAGGAAGCACATCAGGAGCCTGAAAAGGTAAACTGTTTTGCTAAGATCAAAGAGTATAAAGAGCAGGGCTTGAGCGCTAACGAAGCTCAAGACAAGGTTCTTGAAGAGTACCCCGAAGAATTCAAAAAACAGTGCATGTGAGGTAAAACATGGCAAAAAATAAATGGTTCGATGCGGGTTATGTCCCGTTCACGACCGCTGCTGCTATCACAAAGCACCAGATGGTTAAGCTGACCGCCGCCAATACCGTGAATATTTGCGGTGCTGGTGAGTCGGCAATCGGCGTCTGCATGCAGACGACTGCAAGCGGTGCCGAGGCCCCGATTAAACTCCTCAACGCGCCCGGTACATTCCCCTGTATCGCCGCTGGAGCTATCGCCGCTGGCGCTGCGGTCTATACCGCCGCTGCTGGTAAAGTAAACGACGTTCAGACGGGTTCCGGCGCCATTGTCGGGATTGCGAAAGACGCGGCATCCGCCGATGCTGACGCCGTTGAAATCCTGCGCGAATACGTCGTAGCATCCACCTAATAAGGAGTAATTCAAATGCAAAGTACTGCAACATTCCGCCCTCTGCTGAATAGCTCCGCCGCTGAATACGCGCTGGAACTCACTTCGCAGTTCATGGGCCTTGACGTACTTCCTCCCATGGAAGTTGACAGCAAGAACGGAACCTACGGTTCTGTTCCGATCGAAAACGTAACCGACCAGACCGGCACCGGCAAACGTGCTCCCGGTTCGGCGTATGAGCGTAACGAGTCCGAGGTTGAAAGCGACACCTACGACTGCGTAGAGTACGGGTTCGAAGAGCCGTTGGACGACAGCAACAGCCGTGATATCTCGCAGGTGCTCAACGCCGAGCGCGAAGTCACGAATCTCAACGTATTCCGTCTGCTCCGGCAGCACGAGAAGCGCGTTGCTACGGCTGTGTTCAACGCTACCACGTTCTCCAGCTACACCGCTGGTGTTACGGTAGAGTGGGACAACGCATCTGGTACGCCCTACAGCGATATCCAGGACATCATCCTGACGCTGAAGAACAACGTCGGCGGCGCTCTCGCTCCCGGCGCTCAGATCTGCCTCGCGGTATCCGAGAAGGTCTACCGCAACATGGTCAAGACAACCGAAATCCAAGGCAAGATCCTAGGTGGTGACGGTTCGACCGTTGACAAGGCCCCGTCCACTAGCCGCGACATCATCGCCAAAGATCGCCTTGCGCGTATTCTCGGTATTGATGCGGTGTTTGCGTCCAACGCACAGGACGGTGGTTCCGACATCTGGAATGATGAGTATGCAATGGTCTTCATCCGTAACACGGGTGGAATCGTTGAGCGTATGAATCCCCAGCTCGGTCGGACGTTCATGTGGACGACCGACGCCATGAACCCGTTCACGGTAGAGAGCTACCGCGAAGAGAATCGCCGCAGCAACATCTACCGTGTCCGTCATCAGGTAGACGAGAAGATCGTGAATGTCAATGCTGGCTACCTGCTCAGCAACATCACGACCACGTAATACATTCGCACCAAATGGGGTTTCGGTTCGCCGTTGCCCCTTTGGTGCTATTAATGCAAAGGATTGAAGCACTCAATCGCGACGTTGCTAAATATGGTATTTGCTAATGGGCTGGCTCGACAACGTATCTACAGACTTCGCCGACATTATATCTGATATCGGCTCTACCATCACTCTACAGAAGCCCACGTATACGTTGAACGCCGACCGGGAATCAGTTAAGACATGGGTTGAGGTTGAGACAGGTAGCGCGGTTGTTGAGATGCGCAACGCCCAGGAACGGGACCAGGATGAGAGATTGCAGGGCAGACTATTTCACTGGGTATTCTACGACACTACCGAAGACGTAAAGCCCGACTGGCGATTCATTGTTGGATCGCTTGTTCTGAACATCGAAGAGCCTTTCCCGATCACCCAAGGCGTAAGCGTTCGGGAGTTTCGCTGTACTCAGGTATTGGAGGGCACTACATGAGCATTGAGTTGATTGGTGATAAGCAGTTGTTCAAAGCATTGCTGGAATTAACGAATGACTCAGCTATCCGCGTAATGCGTCCTTCAATCAGCAAGGCATTAACGCCAGTGCGAAAACAGGCAAAGCTGAATGTAAAGCGTAATCGCCGGTCAGGTGCTCTTCAACGAGCCATCTCCAAGAAAGCAGGAGGCAAGCGTGGTTCCAAAAAAGCTTGGGGTAAAGTTTACGTCAACAGCAAGCCGCAAGAGTTTAACGGAAAGAATATCAACCCTGTTAAATACGCTCATTTCATTGAGTTTGGTACACGCAATTCAAGACCGTATCCTTTTCTGCGGTTGGCCATGGCTCAGTCGCGAAGCCAAGTGAGTTACATTCTACAGAAAGAGGCGGCCATAAAACTAAATCAATTTGCAGGGCGTCTACGGAAGAAATACCACACAAGGCGGCCTAGACGATGACAACATTTCAATCAGCTCTATCAACATACCTTTTAGCCGACTCAAATATCACTGACATCGTTGGCGATGGCGTATACGCTTTCCCGGCTCCGCAGAGCTCAGACCTGCCATATATCATAATCTCACGCGCCACAGAAGAGGTATGGAACAACCTTAGCACTGTTGACAACGTTGTGCGCGAAGAATGGCAACTTGATTGCCTAGCCTACGGCAACAGCGAAGCAGAGGCGCTGAAAGAGGCTGTAAAGAACCGCGGTAACAATGCATCCCCGCTTACAATGTCCGGTTTTGACGTTCACCTAATTATAGTAAGCAATATCACCGACCTGTCCGAGCTTGAGGACGACGGGTCACAACGCAAGGCGATTCGCAAGACAGTTCAGGTGACAGTCAAGCGCGCGCCGACAACATAGAGGCTAATTATGGCAGACGTGTACGAAGGTAATGGCGTCGATTTCACCTTTTCAGGTTTGACGCTTGACGTTAAGACGATTGAAATCCCTGGGTTTACGCAAGAAGAAATTGACATTTCTACTCTATCCAATACATCCGTTAAGACTAAGTATGTAGCGGCGTTGAAAGACTACGAAAAGCTCGTAATGAATCTGAATTACGATCCATCGGTTACGCTTCCGACAACGGAACAAGCTCTTGTAATTTCGGTTCCTGGCGAAGGCTCAATCACGTATTACGCGCAGATCTCCGAAGCTGGGTCTGTAACGTTTAATAACGATGAACAACCGATTCTTCCGGTTAGCTTCACGATCACAAATCTAGATTCCGGCGTAGAAACGCCTCCCGCATTCTCTACCTGATAATTAAAATAAAGGTGCGAAAACATGAACCTGTTAGACAAGATCAAGATTGAAGCGGCAAAGCGACGGACAAAAGAGTGCACGATTTTTAATCAGCCTGTTCTTTGTGTCCTGCATTCCAAAAGGTCATGCGAAGATCTTCAGGAGAAATTCAGTAACTCAAAAAAAGCTACCGAGCTACTTGTGGAACAGTTCCTTGATCCGGCAACAAGCAAGCCGTTTTTGACTGTTGACTTCCTTGAGAACGATTGCAGTCAGACCGATTTTATCGAGCTGATTAATCTT